CCTAAGGGCTTGACTTAGCAAACAATTTATGCTATACTACGTACACTAGAACTTTTACGCCCCTCCGCTTACACGGGGGGCTTTTCCCGTTTCCCCCTCTTAGGAGCCTCACATGAGCTTTCAGTCTCAGCACCCCGACTACGGGCAGATGACCGACGACTACCGCCAGATGCGAGACACCTACGCAGGACAGCGTACGGTGAAAGCCGCAGGCGGTCTCTACCTCCCCGCTACCGGATCCCAGCTGATGGACGGCGCAGGACGGGGCATGGAGCCCGGCGCTTCCGCATATGCATCCTACCTTTCTCGCGCCATCTTCCCCGGACACGTGGAAGACGCGCTTCGTACCTTCGTGGGTATCCTCAACAAGGAAGCCTACGAGATCTCCGTGCCCTCGCGCATGGAAGGCATTTTCGAGAACGCAACCCGCGCCAACGAGACCCTGGACCAGCTGCTCCGCAAGATCCACGAAGCTCAGCTTCTGTACGGACGATGCGGCCTGCTCCTCGACGTTGCCGAAGGTTCCGACCTCCCCCACATTGTTTCCTATGACGCCCAGTCCATCACGAACTGGGACACTCAGCGCTGGTCCGAGCAGGGCCGCGACATCCTCAACCTCGTCGTCACGACTGAAGACTCGTACGTGCGTGGGGCCGAGGGTGCAGCCACTTATGACTGGGCGCTTCAAACACTTTTCCGCGGCATGTACCTGAATGATTCAGGCAAGTATGCCACGGCGATTGAGCAGGAAGGCCAAATATCCCCCGAAGTCGTGCCTTCTTTTGCTGGCAGGACTCTGGACTTTGTTCCTTTCACCTTCATCGGTGCCAACGACCTGTCCGCGAACCCCGGTTCCATCCCTCTCCTCAACCTGTCGAACTCCGCCCTCTCCATCTACCGCGGCGAAGCTGATTTCCGACAGACCCTTCATATGCTTGGTCAGGATACACTCGTCATGATTGGCGAAGACTCCGGGTCTGACCTTGAAGATGAACCGACGAGAATCGGAACTGGCGCCAAGATTTCCCTCCCCGAAGGCTCCGATGCTAAGTTCATCGGTATCTCCTCCGAGGGTCTTCCCGAGCAACGCAGAACGCTCGAAGACGACTACTCCCGCGCAATCGCGATGGGTTCCCGTCTTTTGGAGAACACCTCTTCACAGGCTGAGTCCGGCGAAGCACTCCGCGTGCGCGTCGCAGCTAAGACGACTACCCTCCACTCCATCGCGCTCACCAGCGCGACGGGCCTGGAGAACTGCCTCAGGCAGATGGCTACCTGGGTTGGCGCGAACCCCGAGGAAGTACGAGTATCTCCGAATCTCGACTTCATCGAGGACGCAGCAGCACCCGAGCAAGCCCTCAAGATGATCGAGGCACGTAACGCAGGCATGCCCATCTCGCTCCACTCGATCCATGAGTGGGCTTCCAAGAACGAGTTCACCCAGAAGACCTGGGACGAGGAACTCGACCTCATGAAGGAAGAGGCAAGCATCCTGGACATCATTAACGGCGGCGCACCCATCGACCCCACGGTCGTTGAGGCCCCGCCCGAAGCACCTAGCACCGAGAACGAAACCCCCGACAAGGCCGACACCGAGGAAGAGTCCACGGAGTAAGGCCACCAAGCATGGGCAATGTTGCCCACTAATTCCATGAGGAATAACCACAATGCTTAAAGCAGTATATCTGAACGCAGAAGAGATCCCGGCAGAGTACGCCGCTCTCTACACCGAGCGCAACGGCCAGTACGAGTTGACCGGAATCGAAGGCGTCAAGACCGCCGGAGATGTTGACCGACTTTCCACCGCGCTCTCCAACGAGCGAGCCGCACACAAGAACACCAAAGCCAACTACGGTTGGGTCGGTGAATTGTCCCAGGACGACGTCCAGGGTATGCGGGACGCACAGGAAGACCTCCAGCATCAGCTGTCCGTCCGACCCCAGGGTCTGACCGACGAGCAGGTCGAAGAGCGAGCCACCACCATGGCAAGCCGACAGACCCGCACGATGGAACGAGAGCTTTCCACTCTTCGCTCTGAGCGTGACGCCCACGTCGCAGCCATCCGGTTGCACGAAGGTGCCCAGGCCCAGCGCAGCATTCGGGATGCAGTTGACAGCTCCCTGGCTGGCAAGAACTCGATACAGGTTGTTGACTCCGCCAAAGAGGACATCGTCCCCTTCGCAGAGCGCATCATGACCATCGACTCTACCGGACAGGCAGTTACGAAGGAAGGCGTTGGCTTTGAGCCCGGCCTCCCCTTCAGCGAAGTTCTCGCAGAATTGCAGTCCAGCGGACGCCGCAGCCATTGGTTCCCCGGAAACACGGGAGCCGGAGCAGCAGGTTCCGCTACTAGCACCAACACCGCAATGGGGAATAACCCCTTCGCGGATGCCAGCTTCAATCTTACGGAAGCCAGCCAGATCATTGCTGAAGACCCCGCGCGCGCCAAGGTGCTCGCGAAGGCTGCAGGCAAGAATCCGGCGAACTTTGGCCTCTAAGATTTAAGTTGGTGAACATGAACACCTGGGGGCTAGGCATATCGCCTAGTCCCCGGTTGGTGTCCCGACAGTCGGGTACACTCTCGCCCCAAACCAAACCGATCTAATTACTATAAGAAAGGTCATATACCATGGCCCAGACCCAGATCTCGGACGTTATTGTACCCAGCGTTTTCGCGCCCTACGTGCAGCTCCTGTCCACCAACTTGTCGTTGCTCGTTCGCTCCGGCATCATCAACGGCTCCGCACGCTTGGACAGCTTCTTGTCCGGTGGCGGAACTTTCCTCGACCTTCCCCATTGGAACGACCTGTCCGACGACGAAGCCAACGTTTCTGGCGACGCACGCTCTGACTTGGTCCGACCCGGTGTCCAGGCGGACGCGAACGACGCGACTCCTCTCGACATCACCGCGGGCAAGACCGTTGCAATCCGTAACAACCGTAACCAGAACTGGTCCGCAATGGACCTCGCCAGCCAGCTCGCTGGTGACGACGCCATGTCCGCTATCGCTTCCCGCGTTGCATCCTACTGGGTGCGGCAGGATCAGGCACAGCTGAACTCCGTCATCAAGGGCCTCGTCGCAGGCAACGCCTCCCTCGTCAACGACATCGTGTCGGCAGACGGCGCAGACGCAGCCGCGCAGAACCTGTTCTCCGCAAACGCGCTGCTGGACACGTTCCAGCTCATGGGCGATCACAAGCAGAACATCTCCGCAATCGCAGTTCACTCCGCGATCCACACGGCGATGCAGAAGCTGAACCTGATCGACTTCGTCCCCTCCTCTGAAGGCAACGTTGGCTTCGGAACCTACATGGGCAAGTCGCTCATCGTTGACGACAACCTGACCGTGGACGCAGGCACCGACTCCGGCGCCCAGGCCACCGCCGAATACTACACCGTTTGTTTCGGTGCTGGTGCATTCCAGTACGGCGAAGGTTCTCCCCGCGTTGCCGCCGAGGTTAGCCGACAGGCACTCGCAGGTAACGGTGGTGGGCAGGAAGTTCTTTCCAGCCGCCGCGAGTACGTTCTGCATCCCGCAGGCTTCACCGTTAACAGCTCCGTTGCAGCGGGCCAGTCCCCCTCCAACACCGAGCTGGAAGCGTCTGACGCATACTCCATGACTGTCGCACGGAAGAACGTGCCCTTCGCAGTCCTCAAGTCCAACGGGTAAATCACTCGTACGACTTAGCTCTACCTGAACTGGGGGGCCCTTCGGGGTCCCCCTTTTCAACCCTGACATGAAGTCACCCGCAATGCTGCGGACATAAAGGAGTCAATGATGACTGATCTCGACAAGATCCTCGGCACCGACGCTAAGGAAGAATCCGCGCCGGAAGCCCCCAAGAAGTCCAAGAAGTCTACCCCCAAGGTGGAAGCTACTCCCCAGCGGGAGAACCCCATCCCCTTGGCCCCGATCCAAGACGGCAAGATGCCCGGCGACGCTGGTTACAACTACCAGACCGCCCTGGTTGCCCTGAACGAGCAAGCGAATGAAGTCAAGGCCCAGGCCGAAGCTCTCCGCGTTGCCCGTCAGCAGCTGAATGGCATGCGTGCCCAGAGTGCTGCAAAGCCCATGACCGACGTAGAGCGGAACGCATCGCTCCGCAAGATCCATCAGCGACTGGAAGCCGAAGAGGCTGAGAAGCGTGGCAAGATCGCCGCGGTCATCGCTGAGCTTGGTCTGAGCTAATACATTCCCGAACCCGGAGTTGGGTGAAGAGTCCTTCCTGCAGATCGAACTCTCCCCACTCCCCTCGCGCCCCGTCCTCCCTTCGTGCCCAAACACGTGGAGGGCGGGGCGCTTTTACTCGTTTCACACCCCCTAGGAGCCGACATGGCAAAACTCACACCCCAGCAGCGATTCGCATCATGGTACAACCGACGCGCGGGCGCTAACGCTGGTGGATCGACGCCCAGGCACAACAACGAGGGCTTGATGGTTGACGAGTTCGGAGACACGATCCTCGACCACAACAACCGACCCATCGAGCTTCCCGTAGCGACCGACCAGTCCCAGGATGAGCTTCTCCACGCCTGGGTATCCTCCGCTGCGTATGATTGGTCCGATGAAGCAGACGTCCTGGGCGCCCTCACCTTCGACGGTGTCGCGTGGGAGCAGTACCGCAACGACGGCCTCAACTTCATCAACCGACTCTGCCTCTCGCTTATCGACGGTGAGATTCCCCGCATCGACATCAACCAAGAGTTCCTCCTCTCTAAGGACTCTCGACTAGAGATCCTTATGCGACTGGTTGAGCTGCCCTTGGGTTCTCCCATGATCGGCAGCCCCGTCGTCATCAATGAAGAGCTGTCCCTGACCGCATACACCCGCGACCTCAACGGCCTGCCCCTTGAGGGCGAGCCCCAGGGCGCAGCGATTCTTGAGTCTGGTGGGCCGGGCGACGTTTGGACCTACACCATGCAGAAGGCCCAGTTCTCCAACCCGATGCACGGCGCCCACGGCATGCACCGCGTCGGCACCCAGTTCCTAGACGCCCCCTACGTAGCCGACGGCCTCGTAGATGTGTGCCTTGATATCCGCTCCATCAAACTTTACGACCGGGCCCTCTAGCCCTTAGCCAATCCCCTACCCATACCTTAGAAAGGTAAACAACCACAATGGCAAATGCATCAAACTACCTCCGAGGCGAGATCGGCAACGGCTTCCTCAACATAGACGGCACCCTCGTCGTTCCCACCACCCTCTACATCGGTCTCTTCACCGACAGCCTCAACGCTGCCGGAACGGGCACCGAGGTTACGGGCGGCTCCTACGCACGCAAGCAGATCTCTGCTTCCTCCTTCACCGACGACAACGTTGGCGGGTTCGTGCTGAACACCTCTTTGGAGTTCGTGACCGCTTCCGCTTCCTGGGGAACCATCGTCTCCATGGGCATCTATGACTCGGTAACTGGTGGCGAGCTGATCGTGTTTGACGATCTGGCAGCAACCAAGACCATCACCTCCGGCGACGCATTCCGGTTCAACTCGGGATCCATCACCGTTAACATCAGCTAACACCTTAGGAGTCCACCATGGGCGCAGACATCAAGATCAGGAGAGGGCAGACCTTCGTACCCTACTCCGCGTCCGCGTCCGTGGTGGACACCGTGGTTACTCTTGACTACAAGTCTTCCGCGACCACCGCACCCCGGTGGGCCTTCGTACGCCTAATCACCAACAACAATGGCTTCGTCAACGCTGTCCGCAGCGACGGCCAGCCTTTCGCATCCGACGCACCTGGACCCACCCTTGGGGACCAGTCCGCAGTTGTGTCCCTGGTCCAGGTCGGGACAGGCCCCGGCTCCACGATCAACGTGCGAGTTGAGTGTGGCCCCGCTACCTCCGTCTTCGGCTATGACTACAACACCAGCTCGTTCTACACCACCGCATGTGACAGGTACGTAGACTGGGAAGTCTGGGAGTTCATCGGCAACGACCACATCTACTACCCCTCCATCGCGTCCCCCACGGAGATCTTCATCCCCGGGGCGACCCCCGAATCTCAGGCCATTACTGGCCAGCATCAATTTAACCAGGAGAACGACTTCACCGTAGCGGAAGCGCCCAAGTGCGTACCGTTCCACCGTGGACTCTCCTGGACCCAAGAAACTGCAGGCACAGGCTTTCCCGGCGGATACACCGACGAGAAGCGCTACGGATCCATTGGCCTCCAGACGGGCGTCCTCTTTGGCCAGCCCGGAACGCTGGCCTCCCAGGGCTCTGCTACCATGCACGCCACCGAGCGCTGCACCGTCCACTTTGACAACGTCCTGTTCTACGGGCCCGACTGGCGCGTCTCCCTTGAGGCAGCCCAGGCTGGCACGGCCACCTATGGGTCAACGGGTGAGACCTACACCCTGAACCGCACGGTGGACAACTGGGCCAATACGATGATCCTGGGCAGTCTCATGTCCACGGGCGATACGGACAAAGAGTTCGGCGTAGCCGTCACCCCCACTCCCGGCAGCAACAGCGCCGTGGACATCCACTACGCGGACGACGTTACGTGGCAGAACAGTGACGCCTTCCTGT